CGTATCCGTGAAGGTTCCTTCTTCAGACATATTTGCTACTGGCATACCACCGACATCGCGTTCGATGCCGATGCCTTCAAGGTCTTCCAGATTGCGCGCGAACTTATAAGCACGGTAAATCGGCCGCAGAAGGCTTTTACCCTGGGGATTGCCTTTACGGCCGCGATACCTGAAATGAAGGCACTTGGAAAGTGGTACATCGTGGAATTCACCCGTGTTCGGGTCCTGCTGAACGAAGATTTCTGGCTTTTCCGTTTCTTCGTTGTATTCCCAATGGTCCAGCGTTTCCTGGCCGCGTGCATCTATATTGTGAAGCCAAAGGCGGCCATCGCCGCGCTTATCCAGGATGATTTCACCGATAGAAAAGCCGAAATCGATGCTTTCCAGCGCATCTTCCACGTGGCTAATCCAGGTCTGGTCATCCATACTGTGCATCGCTTCCCATAGCCATTCGGCCGCGGCATCATCGTTGGGACCGCCGCCAGGCGCGGGTTCCACATCGAACTGCGCCGCCATCAGCGGTATCTTCACAGCATCAAGAAGGGTGGCCACTATCGGGTCATCGCGCATTTCGATATACAGCTTGACTTCTGTGGACCAGCCTTTAAGCGCATTCAGATATTCTTCGCGGATGCGGCCGCCGATATATTTAAGGCCCTTTACACCTATAATCGTTCGGATTGGTTGGCCAACCTGCTTGCCTGGTCCCTGCTGATTAGAAAAACGCCGCCTAGACAGGCGGCGGTTCTTATTGGGTTTTTGTTTGATAAGCTGGGTGGCTTTGGACTGACTGTTGTCTTCCATATTGACCCCCTTTGAGTTTAATACATAATATCGTTTCCCGACACTCTATGTCAAGAAATTAACAATTATTTTCTGCCTATCCACCATTGGTATAATTCTTCACCGCTAGTGAAATTATACCTATATTCTTTATCTGATTTTAATCTTTTTTCTATTATCTTGTCACAAGCTCTTTTCCAGCATTTTACAATTTTAGGGGAATATTCTTCTTCCCTTTTAATATCACCAGCAAAAGGGCATAACACACAACCTAATCGCTTAAATATACCCTCTCCAAATCCCTTTCTAATAGCACCTTCGTCATATAATGAACAATATGGTAAATTGTTCTCTCTTATGTATTGCCAGACATCATAATCATCAAATTTCAAAATTGGTCTAATAAACATTTTGGCTTTTTGTTTCCCCTTTTTTCTATCCACATAGCATTGTTTCTTCCGTATATTCCCTTCAGCGCTACGGTTACCTAATATAACAAACCTATCCTTACCACCAGCTTCTTTTATGTATTGGCAACACCATCTTGAATTACGAAGTGGTAGACCTTTATCAACTACTAATTTCCAAAAACCCCTAGCGTGATATTCCCAATAAACATCAGGATAATACTCTTTAATGAATTTATGTACCTGCGGTGGGTCTATCGGGGATACGCAGTAATAGGCATCAAATTTAACGCCACTTCTAACCGTTATATCATATACTACAACACTATCCTTGCCACCACTAAAAGCTAGATAATATCCCTCTGGTGGTTCCCACGCTTTTAATAATGCTATCGCTACTTCAGTTTTATTAAAACCTGTCTCTAATTCTAACTGTTCCAGCGGCATTTTACATTCGCCACCTTGACACTTTTCGTTCGTGGATTATTTCCTTCTTCATCGCGCCCAGGGTGGCCTTCAGCCAGCGAAGGCCGTGAACAAAGGTATCTGTGATGTCATCGTGCGCGCCGTATGGGAAATCGCCGACTTCCTTCAGGAATTCCGCAAGCCAGGGCGCCCTTGATGGAAGTAAGACCTGACCAGCTTCAACTATGCCTGTTATCGTGTGCGCCCTGGTAATCTTATCATCGACCGCCTTGATTGCTCTTATCGGGACCTGGGTATCGGCCCGCAACTGCTGTATCAGGCTGATACCACTTGACTTGTCTTCGATGCCGACGCGTTCAGGTTGCCAGCTATCGTACATCGCTTCAGCCATCCTGCGAAGTTCGGGATATTCCATACGTCGCACGAACAGGTCCAGAATATAATACCTGGTCGGCAGTTCAGCCTTGCCAATCGTCAGACAGGCTGAACGGTCGTACTGCCTTCCTGCTTTATAGGCCGTATCCCATATCTGGACGATGCGACTGAATTGCTTTGGCAGTTCTTCAGCTTCATAATACTTGAACCAGGCTGACTTGATGATGCCGCCGCCTTCAGGCTGTGGCTTGCCACGGAATTGGGCGGCCCACCAATAAGGACCGCTGTTAATCCGAAGCTTGGCCAGGGCATCCAGGTTGTAGCGTTCTGGCCACAGCGGTTCGCCAGGTGTGCGGCCCATCAGGTCACCATCTTCAGCTATCGCTGGCAGGTTGATGACTTCCCAGGGGTCGCGTTCAAAGCTGTCATCAATCCCTTCGAATGTTTCATCTTCTATTTCAGGACCAGTCAGTAGACAGCCAGCCAAGTCCTTTTCGTGCCAGCGCGTCATTATGACGATGAAGGATGCGCCTGGTTCCGCCCTTGGCCGCATCGTGGACCGCCACCAGTTGAAATTCCTGGCCCGATAGACTGGCGACAAGGCTTCCTGGTCATTCTTTATCGGGTCGTCGATAATGATAAGATGAAAGCCGCGACCCGTGATGGGACCGCCGATGCCAGAACAGGACATACCGCCGCCGTGCAATCCGATATTCCAGCGACCTTTGGCTTTGGTATCAGCAGTCAAAGTGAAGCCAAGTTCTTCGCTGTTTTCGACGATTGTGTTCCTGGCCTTGCCACCCCATTCTGAAGCGAAGGCCATTTCATAAGATGCCAGTCCAACGCGGCACCAGGGAAACTTCTTCAGGAACCAGACAGTCGTCCAATGCGATACCAGTTCCGATTTGCCGTGCCTGGGCGGTATCGTGATAATCAGGAAGATAGGCTTTACCTGACATTCCGCTATTCGGTCAGCCAGATATACAAGATGCGGTACCATCTTCCAGGTATCATTCGATATATGGTTAGCCAGGGTCGCTGGTGTCCTGGTCCAGTCCGTTTCCTGGACCTGACGTTCTTCTGATACCTGGTCGTTCGCTTCCTGTAATTTCGGCTTTACAGTCATATCCTTGATTTCAACCGTTTAAGCGTATCCTTTAGATTTTCCAGGACCCGCATTGTCAGTTTCATTTTTCGGCGCCTTGCTCTTAACAGTTCTTTTCGACGTTGCCGTGATACTCTGACAACACGGTCATATTTCATCAGTAAAATCTGACTTCAAACGGCCAGATGTAGAAGTAGCGGAAGAACGGCCGCTTCGCTATCTGATACCAGCTAGAGTTCTTATGCGGCCAGTATCCCCTGGCTATCAGCTTCCGCCTGGGAATGAAATTGATGAATACTATTGTGTTTCCAATCCACATATCCTTACCCCTATTATAATACCATCTTCGGTCACAACCAAATCTGGTTCCCTACCCGTCACTTCTTTTGTAATCCGTAAAAGACATTCGTCTTCCAAAGCAAGTTGGACCTGGGATGGCAAGTTGCCTATCCGCTTCGGCTTTGAATATCGGCCTATTGATGGGCGGCTTCTTACGTTCTTCGATTTCCCTGATGGCATCATTGCACATCTTGTGGACTTTCTTTTCGAGTTCTTCATATTCCACGACCAGTTCCTTCAGGCCTTCGATGGCCTTTTGTCTCTTATTCATTTTAACCTGCCAATATCCTGCCTTCGCCGCCGCAGAAGCGGCAGGGACCAGATTTCAGGTTGTACAACTTGGTCCCGCCTATACTGCCGACCCTGCCAGCACGCGCGTTATCACGCTTTTGCCATCCTGTTCCTTCGCATCGCGGGCAGGTCAATGTACCATCTTCATAAAGTGTTATCGTTACCAATGATTTGGGTTTGCCTGACATCATTTCCCCCTTCCGAGTAATTTGGTCTGTTCATAATAGCCTTCCAGTATTGCATCACCGCGCTTTATGAATTCGACCTTGCGCCTTTGCACAAGTTCAGGCGGGTCCTTGCTGATATAGTTGACAGCTAGGAAGACGGCCATTATTTCCTTCACCACGGGCGCCATCACTTCGTAGACGACTTCAATCCTATCCGTCGCCTGGCCGCTGGCGATGCGCTGGCCGCGTTGTACGTATTCGGCCATCTTCCCCAGGTAGGTCACGGGGATTTCCAGGACATCGCCAAGGCCAGCCTGTTCGGATAAGGCTATCTGCTTCTTGTGATAGCGGATGCCAGCCTTGACCAGTTTACCGATGTCTTCGAATATCTGGTAGTGGTCCTGGTTAATCTTTACAAGCAGTTCCTTGGCTTCAATCATCGGCGCCGCTTCCTGCCTGGCCGCCCGTTCCAGAAGCCGCGACTGCCAGTTGTACTTCGCCGAATAGTGCTGAAGCGTCTTCAAGGCCACACGGGACCCGATACCTGACGCCAGTTTATGCACCTTTTTAAGTGTTCTACCAGTCCCAATCATTTCATAAATCAGGTAATAGAAGTTCTGGCGTTCCGCTTCCACGGCCCTTTTCTTCTTCCGCGGCATCTAAAAATTCACCCCGACAAGCTGATATTCAGTCCTGATTTCATCATCTTCAACGGTGTTGGTGCGAATAGATTTTACAACGCATTTATCATTAAATACCTGGACACCATCTATGACGATTTCCAAGTCCATTGGCTTGCCAAGTGGAAATCCCTTTGGCCCACCTTTAACCGTTAGATTTACGTTCGTCGCGGCCCTTCTTCCAGCACCGAAGACTATATCTGCATCCAGGTCCATAGAATAGGTTATACCAGGACCCATCAGCGTCCTTTCGATTTCGACATTTAGTAGATTATCCGCTATATCTTTGTTCCAGTCTGAAGCTGTCAGTAAGTAGCCCCTGGATTGAACGGGTGGTACCGCCCAGGCTGGCTTTTCTTCGACTTCTTCGCAGGGACCTATGATTTCTTCAAACCTGGATAAAGGTCCCGACGCTATGGCGATACCGCCGATAAGCAATGTCGCCTTTTTCAGAAAATCACGCCTTGTTATATCCATTCTATTTATCCTTCATCAAGATAATCCGAAATAAGCTTGCCGTCAAGATGGTCGATTTCGTGCTGAAGCATCCTGGCAAGCTGGCCATGCGCCTTGATGCGCTTCTTTATACCGTAGATATTAAGGCCTTCCACCTTGACTATCTTCGCCCTGGTCACGGGATATGAAGCCATACCTTCGTCAATGCTCAAGCAGTTTTCATATTCCTTGGCCGTCTTGTTGGACCGCCTTACGATAACTGGATTTACCAGGAAATCCCAGGTATTGCCGTACTTGAACATTATCACGCGGACCAGGTATCCCAACTGTACCGCGGATAGGCCCAATACCTTCCTTGGGATTTGCAGGTCCTTCATCTTTTCTATCATCGACCAATCCAGTTCCTTTATATCCGCGATTTCGGCTGATTTCTGCCTTAATCTAGGGTCCTTATCCGATAATATCTCGATGCCCTTCAATATCATTGCTTCTTACCCCCTGTCTTGCTTATTTTATCAGCTTCCGCGGCCGCCTGTTTGATTGCTTGGTCAGCCATACCAGCCTTCGGGATGTAAAGATGCTTGCTTTCAACGCCTGGCGGCGGTGTCGGGCTGATGACTATGTGCTGAAGGCAGAATATATAATCAAGGATAAATTCCCGATGCTTTTCACAGGCTTCAGGTTTTCCTTGTTCCGCAGTATATAACCTGGTACACATCGGGAAGGGACATATCTTCCCGCCTTCCTTTGGATTGCGAAATGCCTGTCCCTTTTCAGCCCGTTCTTTATCCTTACGCTTTGACATTGCATCCACCTGGCATCGTTACTTCCTGCTTCAATTCTTCATCGATTTCAACTGGTGGAACCTTGCTTTGGATTTTCTCGAATAGATGCCAGATGTAGTTGAAAAATGTCTTCCTTTCCACCTGTTGAAATGTCCCAATATACTTCAGGGCCATATCTTCTGGTAACCGTTCACCAGTCGGGAAGATATAGAATATTCGACCTTTATCAGGCATACCAGGGTCACAAAGAACCCACATATACGGGTTATCATCAACGCACTTCGTCTGCACGTCAAGGATTTCCGCGCCTTCGGGCATATCAATATATAATGGCGTCCTGATATAAAGCTGTAAATCATATTTCCACACAACCTTCACCGCGGCACCTTCCTTCCCTGTTCATCGCGCTTCCAGGGAAAGCCACCCAGGACGTCGCGCTTTCTTTGCACATTCTTCGCGCCAGGAACGCCGCGGCAGACAGGGCATATCGGCGTTTCCGTGGTCCAGTCAACGCGGATAATCTTGCCTTCCCTGGTTATATCTTCATAGCGTTCCATCAAGCCATTACATTGACTGCAAATTACCGTTTCCATATTCACCCCCATAATTGTTCCGAAAAGGGAACTATTTTATCTCTTTGGCCAGGGCAACTATGTTCTGGCCTTTCTTCGGCATTTTATAGTTCAGCTTATGGGACATCATTATCGCCTTCTGCCAGGCTGATGCACCGTCCGCGGCTGGTATTTCCACTACCGCTACGGCATTAACCAGATAGACTTCGACTTTATACCGCTTCATTTCAGCGTTCATTTTTAATCACTCAATTATAATATTATCTTCAACGACCGTTTTTTCACCTTCCTTGTGAATTGCCGCGGTCAGCCAATGCTTGATATAGTTTTTCCTGATTGTATTGTAATCGGTGTAAACGTCGCCATAGACGTTTTCTTTGATACCGTACTGCTGTCTTCCAATCCCGCTATCAACACAGCGATTATATTCTATGATTGAATTGGTCTTGTTTATGAAGACACCCACTATACAGTCAACTATATCATTATATCTGACAATAGTGTAATCTTCGCTTATTGTAACCCCGCCGTGGCTGTTGGTGGTTCCGCATCTTTTATATTTATTCCAAGAAATCAATGCGTATGGGGAAGCCCAGGTATAGATGCCGTGAAGGTCGGTATAGGCAACGTCATTGAATTTCGCTTCTGCACCAGGGCTGGCCGCCAGTATTATGCCAGCTTTAGTGCAACCACGAACTTTGACCTTTTTAACCGAACTGTTACTGCAATTAGATACAATTACAGCCGCATCGGGGTAACAATCCCATAGACCATAAAGACTGCTTTGGCGTATATGACAATCTGTACCGTTTCGGACAGTTAAATTAGCCCGCCTTGATTGGATATGATGAATTTCATTGTAGGAACCGCCAAGCTGAATACCGTGATTTCCAGCACCGCCAGTTACCCTTATATGATGGGCCGATGAATAGTTGGCATCTATACTAACTGGTGTTGTTGTATCGGTGACACCTGAAGCATCTATCTGGAAATTGGCCAATTCTATGTTTTCACCGTACGGATAACCGCCCTGCGGGTCATAGGATAGCATCGGTTCATCAAGACCTTCTGCGGCTTTAAGTTTTGCCCTGGGACACCAACCAAACTGGATATTGCTCGGTAACCAGACCGTCTTATCGATGATTATTTCACAAGTCGGTAGAATAAATCTATCGCCCTGGAAACTGTCTAATTGCCCTTGAAGCCAATCGACATCATAGAAAGTTGCGCCAGCAACTTTATCATCAGTTAGAATGAAATTCGTTCCGAATAGTAAATAGACACCAGCAATGGCCACATTTTTCAGAAATTGGCGTCTGCTTATATTCTCCATTACATACCTTCCTTTTCCAGTATTTCTTCGATTTCCTGTTGAAGGCTTCCTTTGCCGATGATTTCGCGGTTGCTCTTATCCACCTGTCCCTGCTGGTAACCGCGTTCATAGCCGATATACAGGCCTTTGTTATAGGCTTGCTTCTTCTCGGCCAGCATCATCCTTTCGATGTGCCGACCGAACAGCTTTACCAATAACCAGTCTAACATCGCGGGAATTCCTGCCTTAATATACTGTGATATTGCCGTTCTTTATCGCCAAATTTAGTTATTTCTACATCTGGAAATAGTGGCTTCAGGTTATCCTTCAGGAAAACAGGCTTGCCAGCCTTATCCGCGGCGTTCACGATTTCCTGGACCCATTCAATCTTCGGCGGATTGTACGGGTTAGTCTGTGCGCCAATAATAATCCAGTCAACGGTTGCGTACAGCCATTGAAATTTCGATAGCGGTGCCAGCAAGGGTTCTGCTGATATATACTTCACCCTGGCCTTTACCTGAAGAAGGTGTGAAGCCGCCACTTCCAGCATATCGCAATCTGTGACCGTCACCCCTACCCAACAGTTGTCGGGGAACGGCGTATGATAAAGTAAGTTCTGCGGCTGTTTCGTAAGAAGATAGAAGCGGTGATGCTGATGACGTTCAATCAGCTTCATAATTCGCCTGGTCCATTCATCGGGTATCCCGCGGCCGAAAAGGTCGGACATATTGCAGACGAAGATACCCTTGGCCTTATGCCACCAATGCGCCCACTTCCTGAAATCGTTGAATAGCCTATCTGGCCAGAACCGCGGATGAAATGGGTCTTTTAATGCCTTTTCCCCCATAGCCGCACCGACTATCATAGTTCCTATCGGCGCTATACGTTCATTCGCCAGGTATAGGTTCTTCAATCGCCTATTGGCCAATTTCCTGGCATAGCAGTATTCACATCCGTTCAGGCATCCTGTTATCGGGTTCCAGGTATATCCCTTGGACCCGTCAGGATTTTTAACCCACTCTATCTTTGTTCTGTTCATAATTGCGTTCATTGCTTTCCCCCTTATTATCGGTGCGAAGACCGTATTTTTCAAGCCATTGCTGGTATCCACCAGCGCGCTTAATCTCGAAGTTGACATCTTCGGTCAGCTTCGACAGGCTTGGCATTCATCACCTTCCTTTGGATTGGGATGGCATCTGCCGCAAAGCCATTCTGGCGGTCCGTAACCTTCACGAAGCCACCATTCATTTCCGCCGCATACCCCGCACAGTCTATCAGGCTTTTCTGGAATTTCCATTGCCTTCCATTTCGATTACTTCGATGACCGTCCACGGTGTATCACCGCCGTCAAGATACCAGTTCACATCGCCGATTTTCACGTTCTTATCATTTTCAATTATGCCAACACGGATGGCTGTTCCCCTTTTGGTCCCACGCTGAAGAACATCAATCATATACTTGGCGCCAGCTATCACGTTGTCGTCATCCTTGATGAAGCGACGGTCCCTGACGTGGAAATGAAAGTTAATCGTCGCGTACTTGAAAGCCAGCCACGCCTTCTGGTTTTCCCTGGTCCACCTGGTTATCGCATCCCAGGCGGCACTATATGTGGCAGTCTGTAAATCCACCTTCATTTTATGAACAGAATACCAATGTATGCCGCGTGGCCTGTTCGGCGTCAATTCCCGCGGCACCAGCATCGGCACTTCTATCATTATCTTATTCATTTCATCAATACTTCTGCACGCAGGGATAAATACTGATTAAGGTATCACCCCACCAATGCGAACCCCAATAAAGCCTCCTTATTTTCAAGCGCGGGTCTGAACCCTTCGGTGGATATATCCAACTTATTGTGGTATCGGGGTGATAGTCGGGGTATTCCTTCATCCGCCTGGCCAGGTCTTCGTCCATATTGTCAAGTTCCCATTCCCAACAGATTTCCTGTTCCTTACTTTGCGGTCTTGCTTTGGTTCCATAGTATATCTGGAAGAATTCTTTAAC